GTCTATAACCTTTTTCAATATGGGGTTATCCTGTGAAATAATTCCAACCTTAATTTCGTGCTTAGCGTATTGATCAACGTTTTCATATTCTCGTCCAACGATGTCCGCGATGGTAACATCACACCAGTTGACAATTGTTTGTAGGTCAGACTTTTTGCTATTAACATGGCTTGCATACTGAAGTAGCATATATCCATACGTAAAGCATTCGTTTTGATCGAGTTCTCCAATTTCCTCAAAGGTGAGTTCCTCGCCCACTCTAAATTCGTCATTAAATTTCACACCTTGTAAGTTGTTATTAGCAATGTAATCATCAATACCGCTAAGGAAGTTTTTGAGTTTATCTTCCATAGATATGGGGCTATCGTTGCTCAATTTGTTGCCTCCATTGTTCTGGGGTGTCTGAGTACTTCAGTATTACTAGGTCTATATCATTACGAACACACCAGTCTTTTTTCAGTTCGTCACGCTGCTGAGCGTGGATATAGCCCAACTTCGATTTATGAAAGAATGGGGTGTACTCATAGTGTTGTTTACCATGAACCTCAAAAGCGGTCATTACAGACGGAATAAAAAAATCAAGGAATAAGACTGATTTATGGGCCGGGTCACGAGAACCGGGCATCTTCACTTCTTCATAAAGGAAGTAGCTCTTGAACATATCCCTTAATAACTCACGTGCCGCTAAATGATATTGGGACCGGGGGCGTGTATTGTCGCCCCTAACCACAAACTTATTCATATTGAGGTTGTATTCGCGATTATTGAGGCCCATCACTTTCATGTGGTCATTTCTTTGATTTGGGCGTTAATGTAATCAATTACAAAGTCATTCTCTGACAGAAAATCTGTCACATTAGCCATTCCGTTGAATTTTAAGGCTTTTTGTAGAGCTTCTTCGTTTTCTGGATCAAGACCTTTAGACCTTAGAAAGTCTGCCACAGGTTTATCAAGACGGTTTTGAATCAAACAAGTGATTTCGTACCAAGAACTCTTTTCTCCACTGCTTTTGATAAGACTGAACTCAGTTGCAATATGAGCTAGTTCCTGTGCCTCATCAACACCGATTCCATATCGTATCCATCCCTGAGCCTTTGTATTGGGCGTTCCACCAGAGGCTGACGTCTTGATAACCCAATGGACCTTTTGTCCTATTTGTGTGCCAGCAGGATACTCCCACGGTTCTTTATAGGCAATCGACATACTAGTGCTGCCTTGATATTGAATCTGATTACCACTATCCGCAATCTTTTTGGGCGAACGTGGGCCGCTACCACCTGTATTAGCGATGTTGTGAATAATGAGAATGAGAATTGCTTTGTTGAGACGTACAAACGGGGCCACACGCTTACATAGGTTTGAAACGAGCCTTGGTAAACCCGCTCGTATATTACCTCGAATCTCACCCTCTAATTCTTCCTTGGGAAGCATATTAGAAACCGAATCTACTATGCAAAGAACGCCCGGAGTAGTCTTGATACAAGTCTCAATAGCGTTGAGATAGTCTTCAGCACTAACGATTGGTTGTTCGTCTGTAGCCTGTACCACATGCATCTTTTTAGGGTCAAGACCCTTGATTTCAGTTAGGTTGCCCACCGTGAGTCGTTCTTCAGTATTGAAATAAAATACATCCTTGTTAAGTTTTTGACATTTAGCTGCAAAATGGAGTGCTGTAGTTGTCTTACCAGTCTTCGGATCGCCCGATATCAATACAACACCACCCTCCATAATACCACCACCTAGTGCCATATCTAATGATGGTGAAATCTGTATTTTATCATATTCTACAAGGTCATTAAGAACCTTGTCACCGCGTTCGATAATGTCACCATACTTTTTCAATAGTACTGAGCTAATGCCGCTTTTTTCGGCCTTAACTTTTGCTACTGGGGCTGTCTTCTTCTTCTTGATTGGCATCTAATTCCCTTAACTGGTTGAACTTTGAACGTTTACCAAACGTTGTTTTCCTTGGCTTGGCAACGGGGCGAACGTCGAGAATTTGCTTCTCATGCTTCGCTGCTTCTTCCTCCATCAAATGGAATTTCTTGATGATCGGTATTACTTTGGGGTTATTAAGAGAGAAAATCCCAAAGAACTCTTGAGAATGGATTGCCTTTACTAACGCTGTATCACTATAGTCTTTGATCAGCTTATTTGCGACATAAACTTGTCGCTTAAAGGTCCAATTCCAAGGTTTGATGTTCCAAAACTTAAATGGAAGCGAGCCTTGATTCTTATGCTCAGCGTTCCGCATACACATGATTTCCGCGACATACGCGGCACACGTGCAATGATCACCAGTTGATTGGTGTTTATATTTGCTTTTCTCTGTCCGTGCGCGTTTCTTCATTGTAGATCAATGCTTCCTTAAAACACTGGCTAAGATCGTCCACGTATGTGTCCGCAACTTCCAGTTCAGGAATACTCAATAGCTTTTTGTAGACTTTGCCGTTTTTCAGCGTGCCTACCATGTAATGCTGCTTAGTTTCACCGCCAGCACGACCACGCAAGGCTCTGGTGAGATAAACGCCTTCGCCGCTAACATCCACTTCCACTACGTGAGAACGGAATTGTAGGCGTAGCCACTCAGGAAACACCTTAAGCTCGTCGCAGTGTGCCTTGAGTTTCAACCACCCATCGAAAGATGAATAGTAGTGAGAAATGCCGTCAGTCGTCCGTGCTTTAATCCAGACGGCTGACTTATCCTTTCTGTACTCAACTAGCCAATCTTCTTCTGTCATTTTCGAATGGTCGTAACGCAATCGCTGCGTCCCTTATAACGAGCGTTTTTAACCCGATTAGCCTTGTTGATGTCGTCGGCTAGTTCTGATGCCCCCGGCGTCATCACCGTAGCGCCGCTCTTACGATCCATCATAGCAAACGTGCTGTGTTCATCTTCGGATGGTTCGATTGCTTGGCCCGGCTGCTTGTTTTGTTCAAGGGCAACCGTTTCGACCTTTTCTTCGTCTTTCTTACACTTGTCAATGAACTTCTCAAGAAGTCCCTTGGGCCGATCAAGTTCACGGCAAAGGTCTTCAATTGTGGAGGTTTTGAACTTGTTTTGCACGTAGAATTTTTCAGCGGTCCCAAGAGGGCCTTTTTTAGTCATGGTGACTCCTAGTTGTTCAAATATGAACGTTGGGCTTTGGTGAAATAGATTCCCTTACGGGTACTGAGATAGACCATGTAGAAGTCAAACGTGTCTTTAGACACGGTGTCCATCTTGGTCTCCAAGAGATGTTCGCGATGGGAATAAGTGCCCTGTGGATCAAACAGTTGACCGTTGTACGTCTTAATACTATATGCTGTGATTCCGTTTTTCACCACCATTTTCGCATAAAATTTCTCATTTTGGGCGGTTGTTTGGTTTCCAGCTTTGTTAAAGAGTAATTCGGCCACTTTTGGGGCCGCGTCTTGCGCCTGTTTAAGCGTAGACACGAAGTTCATTTCCTGCCTTCCAGCACGTACTTTTGTATTTGCTTCTTGTTGAGCTTCTTTACTTCGCGATTCGACAATGTGCGACCTTGTTGGTGCCACGGGATTTTCTTTCCCTTGTTCTCCGCTTCTTCTTTTTTGCATTGTTCTTCCTTCAGTTTGTTTTTGTGTACTTTGTTGTTCTTGTCGATCAGTGAACCAATCGTATTCACGTTCTTGACGACGCCCATAAGGCCCCCACTAATAACCCGCTCAAGCCCCAATTTCTTGCAAATTGGACACTTTCTAAGCGGCTTATCCTTGATGGGTTGATAGACGTCTTCCATAGTGTGATTACACTTGGTACATTGATAATCGTAAAGCGCCATAGTCACCTTTCCGTTTTGTTTCCACAGACTTGGCATACCCAGTATTTAGAGCCGAGCGCCTCGTCGATTAAGACCGTAATACCCAAAGTACAAACGCCCAAGAAAATGCGCTCAGAAAGAGGGATAGGCCCATGATTATTCTCAATGGACCTATCCTGTAGGGTATAAGCACGACACGTCTTACAGTATCGTTGTTGGCTCATCTCAACTCTCCATATCAATATACACTAACCACACTCACACTTTACAAAGTATTTCCGAAATTCTTTACGCTTCCCAAGCGTTTAGAATGCGCCCGATGATGCCGTTACGCTGAATGTCGTCGATTGTGAGGGTAACTATACCGACCCCTTCAACGTGTCCAATCTTCCGAATGGACTCAGCTAGACCACTCCATTTACGGATATCGGTCTGTTTTACGTCACCGTTGATGATCACTTTTGACCCCTTACCTATACGGGTAATGAACATCTTGATTTGGTTTAGTGTGCAGTTCTGAGCCTCATCGAGAATCATAAGGGAGTTGTTAAAGGTGGCCCCACGCATCGTCTCAAACGGTTCATAGCGAATCTGTTTGTTGTTCAGATAGTGGCCGTAGAACGCTTGACCAAGAAAATGCGTGAAGTTTTCCTGCATAGGCATTAGGTATGGGGCGATTTTGTCACCCATTTCACCGGGCAGCGCACCTATGTTTTGCCCTGCACTAACGAGGGGCCGGGTCACGATAATCTGTTGATACTGACCCTTGTGTAGCCACTGAGAACATAGACCCGAACAGATATAAGACTTACCACTACCGGAAGGCCCCGTACAAATCGTAACGTCGTTTTCTACGATAGAACGGATGTAATCGCGGTGGTTATCAGTAACTGGTTGAATGTCTTTCACTTTTTGTGATTGACTTTCAGTCTTTTTTGTCTTTCGTACCGCTCTCTGTGTCATGTGACATCTTTCTGTGTGAAGTTATCTCCCTGAACTACTAAATCCTTTCTCACCACGTTCGGATTGACCTAGTTCTTGAACCTCGCGTACTGTAAACTTTGGTATTTCTTGAACTAAGATTTGACCTACGCGGTCGCCTTTCTTGATGTCCAAAAACCCGTAATCTCCATTCACAAGCCTTTTCTTCGCGTTATAAAGACACACGCTCACGTCTCC